GTTTCAATGAGATAGAATTAAGTGTAAAATTGATGGTTTAAAAGTACATAATTATGAAGTTAAGCGAAAATTTTTCATTAAGTGAAATAATACATAGCAATACAGCTATAAGAAAAGGTATAGATAATGCACCCACAGCCAAACACTTACAAAACATCCAGCTCCTTATTAAGCAGGTTGTTCAACCTATGCGTAGCAGTATTGGTGCTATTAGGATTAGTAGTGGTTATCGCAACCCTAAACTTAATCGTGCGATTGGGGGAAGCACTCGTAGTCAGCATTGTAAAGGTGAAGCTTTGGATTTGCAGTTTTGGAAAGGAGGAAATATGAATAACAAAGTTATGTATGATTGGATTCTTAACAATGACATTGAGTTTGATCAAATGATAAATGAGTTTAATTTTTCATGGATTCATATATCATATAGTAAAGATAATAACAGAAGACAAATCTTAGAAGCTTACAAAAATGATTTAGGCAAAACAGCTTATAGATTTGCAGATGCTATTCCTAAATATAAACAAAGATAAGTTATTGAAAAAGATATTAAACATATTAGGTGGTAGTGCTATTGAAAAGATAGGAAACGTTGTAGATAATTTAAGCACTTCAGATGAGGAAAGATTAGCTGCAAGAAAAGCTATAAAAGAACTTTTATTAAAGGCAGAGTCAGACGCACAAGATCAAGTAACTAGAAGATGGGAGTCAGATATGAGGTCTGATAACTGGCTTAGTAAAAATATTAGACCTTTAATATGTGTTTTTTTAACAGTAATTTTTGTAGTTTTGTCAATGTTTGATGGCAACATAGGAGAATTTAAAATACAAGATAGCTACGTGCCAATATACCAAACGCTGTTAATTACAGTTTATGGTGCATATTTTGCAGGTAGATCTATAGAAAAAATAAAGAAAAAATAAAATGAGTACGTTACAAGGAAAATCAATATCACAAACATATCAAAGATTACTTCAAACTCCAACTGAGGTGACTGACACTAATTTAAAACCAATTCAAACAGGTAAAGGTCAGGACACTTCTATGAGTATATCTACAGATAAAGCAGAATTTTTAAAAGTTGGTATAGGTACAGGTGGTGTAGAGCCAGATGGATTGCTTCATGTTTTATCTGTAACTGCAGGGGCAGTAACTGCTAGCTCTTCTGCAAATCAATTAGTTTTAGAAAACTCATCAGATAGTGGTTTATCAATATTATCTGGAGTATCCTCATTAGGTAATATATTTTTTGGTGATGCTAATGATAATGATGTAGGTAAAATAACTTATGATCATTCAGAAAATAGTTTAAAGTTTACAACTTCAGGTGCTGAGACTATGAAACTTGATAGTGCAGGTAATTTAAATATATCAGGTTCATTAACTCAATCTCAAGATAGATATGAATTAATGGAGTCTTTTGAAAAACTTCCAAGTGTAGAAATATCAGCTATAACACAATCAACAAGTGCAACAACTGCTGTTACTTTAAATGGTAAGCATGGTGTAATTACTATGCAAGCAGTAGATCTTGGAGCTACAGATACTGTTGAATTTACATTTAATAATGATCATATTTTTGCTACATCATCTCAAGTTCTTGTTCAAATATCAGAAGCTGGAACTTTGCCAGACAATGCTATAGTTTCTGTTACTGTACATGATACTACTGATGGTTCTTGCAAAATAAGATTAGGTACTAATGGAACAGATATACCCTCTGGTACTTTTATATTATATTTTAATATAGATCCTCATGTTACTCCTAATCAAAATCATGTAATAAAAGGATCTTTTGGAGGAAGTAGTGATATGAGTGCAGCTGCTACAGCTAGACCAACAAGTTCTCCTGGAGCAACTTTATTAACAGGAACAACAGATAATGATAGAACAACACTTCTTCCTAGAACAGGTGTTGAGATTCCAGGTGGAGTAAATTCATCAGCATGGTCAGCTGTAAAATTTGGCACAGAAAATAAAGTAGAGTATGATACAGTAATTATAACAGATTCGAGTGTAGCAGATATGGATTTTCAAACTGGATTAAGATTAACTTCTACTACCCTTGCTTACACAACAGATGATAATCAAGCTATATTTTTTTATGATACAACAGATGAGGGAGGAACTCTTGGAAATAATGCAAATTTACATTTTATATACAGCATAGGAGGACTTGATTTTATTACTGATTTAAATGTAGTTGTTACTGCTAATACTGTTTATAGATTAAAAATGATTTTTGATTCTAACAGACAAATAAGTGTTTTTGTTAATAATGAAAGAAAAGGTTTATCACAAGCAGTAACAGCAGGTGGTACTACTGAAACTGATTCTACTAAAAAATCTTTAGCTATGACAGATGATATAGATTTAATACCTATGACTAGTGTTGGAACTAAAACTACTGCATCTAAAAAAATTCATGTTGGTCATGTTAGAATATCTAGAGATTTTTTTGAATAATATATAAATTAAATTAAATGGAAGCTATAAACCCTATAATAAGAAAAATAACAATAGGGGACTTAAAACAAGGACTTACATACCAAGTAGGTCAAAAAATGTTAGGAGGTTCTCTTGTAGTTACAGCTATCATACAAGATGAAGCTGCATGGTATAAACATCAACAAGTTGTGTATGATGTATACGTTAAGAAAATAACTGAGGAGTTTTCTAGACCTTGGAAGAGATTTTTTTCTCAACCAACAGCGATAGAATACAATACAGAAAAATTAGAAGAATACGAAGTAAAATAAATTTAATATGAAGCCAATAAAAGACTTATACTGGATAGAGGTAGCCAAAGAAACAGAAGATACCTTTACGCTAAATGGAATAGAAATGTATAGAGATACATCTTTTGATCCTATGAGATTAGCAAGACAATTTGGAATTGTATATAAAGTTCCAATGAATAATGAATTAAATGTACAAGAAGGTGATAAAATATGGTTTCACCATTTTGTACCAACAGATACCAATAAAGTATCTTACATAAAAGATAAAAATATTTATCAAGCAGATAAAAATCAAATTTATCTTGTAGAAAGAGATGGAGAAATGATTCCAATAGGAATTTGGAATTTTATAAAACAAGAAAAAACACCAGCAAGAATTACAAAGTCTGGTATAATTTTAGATGCTGAAGATAAAGAAGTAGAGCTTCATGGAGAAGCAGTATATATAAATAATGATTTAAAGGAGCAAGGTGTTAATGTTGGAGATAGAGTATTGTTTAGTAAAAATTCTGAGTATGATATGAACATTAATGGTTCACCTCTTCTTAGAATGAGAAACTTTGATATTCTAGGGGTATATGAAAAATAAAGATTACGCTTTAAAAACTTTAGATAGATTAATAGATGCAAGTAAAAAGGCTGTAGATGTTCTAATAGAAGAAATAGGAAAGCCTTTACTTGAAGAAGATGATGCTAAAAGAAGACAAGCTATAAAAGCAAAAAGAGAATGCTTTGAAGATTGTCAAGAAATACTTTTAGGTATAAAAAATTTAGAGGAAAGAATTGGAGAGGGTGATAATTTAATTCAAGAAAAGAAAGACTTTAAAGGTTCTTTCGCAGAAAAGTATGCAAAAAAATGATAAGATATATTTGTTAGATAATAGTGAAGGAGAGGTATTAGAGTATGATAATTTAAAAATTGTACTTCCTAAAAAACCAAGGCTGAAAAAAAATATATTATATTATGATTTAAAAAAGAAAGATCAAAAGTGGAAAAGACAAAAACTTCCATCTGGTCTTACTAGAGATAATGCTACAGATTATGTAGATTATATAGATGAAGAGTTTAGAAGGAGAAGAGAAGGTTTGTGGTTCTTTAATAATGGAGAACCAACTTATATAACAGGATCTCATTATATGTTTTTACAATGGAGTAAAATAGATGTTGGATATCCTGATTATAGAGAAGCAAACAGAGAGTTCTTTATTTTTTGGGAAGCTTGTAAACTAGACAAAAACTCTTATGGTATGTGTTTTTTAAAAAATCGTAGATCTGGATTTTCATACATGGCAAGTTCAGAGATAGTTAATTTAGCTACACAAACATACGATAGTCATTTTGGATTATTATCTAAAACTGGAGCTGATGCTAAAGCTATGTTTACAGATAAGGTTGTTAAGATTTATAGGAACTATCCTTTCTTTTTTCAACCTATACAAGATGGTTCTAGTAATCCTAGAGTAGAGTTAGCTTTTAGAGAACCTGCAAAAAAGATTACTAAGAATCAAAAACATATAGAAAAGTCAGAAGCTTTAAATACAACTATAGATTGGAGAAATACATCTGATAATAGTTATGATGGTATGAAGTTAAAGTTATTAGTTCATGATGAGGCAGGAAAATGGACAGGTCAAAATTCTATCAAAAAGAATTGGGGAGTTACACAAACTTGTTTACTACTAGGAAGAAAAGTTATAGGAAAATGTTTGATGGGTTCAACAGCTAATAAACAACAAGATGGTGGAGCAGAGTTTAAAGATATATTTTATAATTCTAATTTATCAGAAAAAGATTTAAATGGTAGAACAAAAAGTGGGCTTTATAAATTATTTATACCTGCATATGATAATCTAGAGGGGTTTATAGACAAGTATGGTAAATCAGTAATTGTAACTCCAGAAAAACCTATAATGGGTATAGATGAAATGATGATTGATATAGGAGCTAAAGATTATATAGAGAATAGAAGAAATGCTTTAAAAAATGATACAGTATCGTTATCAGAATTTAAACGTCAGTTTCCATTTACTATAGAAGAAGCTTTTAGAAATGACACACAAAGTTGTATA